CGTTGCTGAGTCTGGTGCTCAGGCAAACGTTGCTACCGCTGGTACTTTCGACCTCGACGTTGACTCCAACGGTCGTTGGTCAGTTGAGAAGTTCAAGGGTCTGATCTTCCAGATCGAGCGTGACGCAAACGCTATCGCCCAGAGAACTCGTCGTGGCAAGGGTAACATGATCCTCTGCTCTGCTGACGTTGCTTCGGCACTCACCATGGCAGGTGTTCTTGATTACACCCCTGCACTCAACGCTAACCTCAACGTTGATGACACTGGTAACACCTTCGCTGGTGTTCTGCAAGGTAAGTATCGTGTTTATATCGATCCTTATGCTGCAAACGTATCTGCTAACCAGTACTACGTTGTTGGTTATAAAGGTTCTTCTCCTTATGATGCTGGTCTGTTCTACTGCCCATATGTACCTCTCCAGATGGTACGTGCAGTTGGTCAGGACACCTTCCAGCCTAAGATCGGCTTCAAGACTCGTTATGGAATTGTTGCTAACCCATTCTCGCAGGGTACTAGCGCAATCAGCGGTGCTGGTCTTGATCGTAACGCAAACCGTTACTACAGAAGAGTCAAGGTTACCAATTTAATGTGATCTCGATTCACATATCTGTCAGACCTCCCGAAAGGGGGGTCTTTTTTTATCTAAATAAAAATAAAACTAGTAGTAACAATGAAACCAACTCCAAGACAATCACAAGAAATTCATAAGAACTACGAAAGAGTTGTTGAGCACCTAATCAGTGAAGGTTATGCAGAAGACAAAGAGTCTGCTGATAGCATTATCTCAGGTATGAGTGAAGCGTGGTTCAATCTAATCATTGCCGACTGATAAGTGAAAACTTTTAAACAGTTTCAAGAACAAGCACAACCAAGTTCAATATTTAAGTGGACCAAAAGACCAGAGTCAACGGACAAAAATGTTGAAACTAGTTCTTATGGTCCAGGACTTTACGGAAACAAGACAGCAGATGGAACTGTTTTAACTCCAAAAACAAGAGGAGTTGCTCACAAAACTTTACCACTTGGAACTCAGGTAAGAATTACAGATCCGAGAACTGGAAGATCAGTGACTGCACCTGTTATTGATAGGGGTCCATATCACGGTAATAGAGAGTATGATTTGACAACAGGAACCACTCAACAACTCGGTTATCCAAATTATAAAGAATTTGGTGCAAGAACCCTTAAAGTCGGACCATTACCAAAACCAAAACTAAGTCCTATTTTTAAATATCCAGAAAAACCAAAATCAATCTTTAACTGGAAAAAATAATGTCTAATTGTAATTTTCCTGGACAAATTTCAAATAGAAATTTTCTAACAACTGTTGGGTTTAAATTTACTTTGGCAAAATATCCCCAAGTAGATTTCTTTGCCAATAGTGCCAGAATACCAGAGATTTCTCTTGCAACTACAATACAACCTTCATACTTAAAGGATATTGACGTACCAGGTGAAAAATTAACCTATGGAGATTTAACTCTTAGGTTTATTGTTGATGAGAATATGGAAAATTATATTGCAGTGTATGAATGGTTAACTGGACTTGGATTTCCAGAAACAACTCAACAATTTAAAAATTTGACCACAGATGATGCTGGTCAGAGAGATATGTTGGAAGCATTCAGTGATGGAACTTTACGTATTCTGAACAGTAATTATAGAGAAGTTGCAAAAGTTAAGTTTTTAGATTTATTCCCAACATCATTAAGTTCTCTTGATTTTGATGCCACACCAACTGACATCCAGTACTTTACAGCACAGGCATCTTTCAAGTATACTGTATACACTATAACTAGTTCGATTAAATGAATCTTGATGAAATTCAGGAGATGTGGCAGAGAGATTCTGTCATTGATCCTGATAATTTACACGATGAGTCTTTAAAAATTCCTCAACTTCACTCCAAGTATTATACCATTTATAATACAATCACTTTGTTGCGAGAAAAAGCAAGAGAGACTTACAATAGAGTTAAACTTGAAAGGTATAACTACTACACTGGAAAGGCACCCATAGAGGTTTATGAAGAAGAACCGTTCCCATATAAAGTTCGGGACAAAGAGGCATTGCAGAGGCATATGGATGGCGATGAGAAGTTAAGTAAAGTAGAACTCAAAATAAGATACTATGACATTATGTTGAAGTTTTTAGAAGAAGTTATTAAGACTATTTCTAATCGAACATTCCAAATCAAAAATGCTATTGAGTGGCATAGGTTCCAAGCAGGGTTTAACTAAATAAAAATAAAAAGTTAAATGAAAACTTTTAGAGAGTTTATATCAGAGGCGGGGGCAACTTCTACAAGATTGGGTATAAGAACACAAGAAATTATTAACCGTTCTCGAAATACTCCAACAAGTTTGTCTGCACCATATACTTCTTCAAATCCAAGTCCACAAGAACTTGCAGATCGTCGAAGAGATTTTGGTAATTTAAAACCTGGACAAACTAGTTTAGATACATTACATAATTTATTCAATTACGCAAAACAAAGAGCACAAGGAATTTATCCAGAAACAAAACATTCGCAAAGAACAAGAGAGAATCCAATTAGAAGTAGACCAACTCCACCAAATGCAGTGAAGACTAGTAGTGGTTCACTCACAAGAACTTATCAACCAGTTAGAAGCACTCAAAATCCTTTAACTCCTTCTGTTAGAGATGAAAGAAGAGCAGCAGCAGGATCATCTGGTCAAGGTTCAACACCAAAAGGTCCAAAACTTTATAGACAATCTGTAAGTGGCGTTTCTGTTGGCGATGATCCGTTTGCAGTTATAAAATCTGCTAGTACACAACCAAAACCACTCCCCAAACCCAGAGGAACAAGAGGTGGTTCTTCATCATTACCAAATTTAGGACGTCCTGGAATTGGATTTAAAATGGATGTTGGACATAAACCAGGTGACAGATATGGAATAAGTGGTATTGGTCTTGCAGACTGAGAGGCAGAAATGCCTCTTTTTTATTATAAATAATATGGGACGGAAAAATGCTCTATGGCATTTATATACAAAATAACTAATAATATAAATCAAAAATTTTACATAGGGTTTACAGGTCAAAAAATCCCTATGCGTAGATTTAATCAACACCTATCATCTGCTCGTTCTGAAAGAAAAAATAATCAACCTATTATCAGAGCAATAAGAAAATATGGGGAAGAAAATTTTTCTTTTGAAATCCTTTTGGAAGGAGAAGAAAAATTTTTACTCAATGTAGAAGAACCTAGATTGATAAAAGAACTAAAACCAGAATATAATTCTACATTAGGTGGTGAGGGAATACTTGGATATAAGCATACAGAAGAGACGAAAATAAAATGTGGACTATCAACACTAGGTAGAAAAGAAAGTGAAGAGCATAAAAGATGGAGAAGTCAAAAAATTAAAGAAGGTTGGAAAAATCAGAATGTAAATAAAAAAATAGAAGTATCTAATAGCAAATTAAATTCCAATAGTCAAAGAATTGAAATTGAAATTGAAGGAATAAAATTTAAAAGTATTAATGATGCTGCTCGTTGGGCGATGGATAAATATGGTATAGGAAGGAACACCGCAATAAGATATATTAAAGAAGGTCGTTCATTTTCCAACAAAAAACAAATGAATAGAATTTATGATGGAAAATACAGGTCAACGAAGCACCTCTAATGGGCACATTATTATTTCAAAAAAGAATGAAGTTTTTTTACAAGTAAAAGCAGAACCTCATATCTATTATGAACTAAGAGACGCATTCCAATTTGAAGTTCCTAACGCAAAATTTTCACCAGCATATAAAAATAAATGGTGGGATGGGCGAATTTATTTGTTTAATGTTAATACTGGAGAAATATACTGTGGTTTGTTAGACAGATTAACTAAATTTTGTAACGACTACAATTATACTTATGAGTTTGTAAACAATAAGTTTTATGGTCTTCCTTTTGAAGTCAATGAAATGATTTCAAAGGAAGGTGTAAAAGATTATATGACTTCTATTTGCAAGTATGCTCCCCGTGAGTACCAAGTTGAGGGAGTATACGACGCTTTAAAACATAATCGAAAGTTGTTGATATCTCCAACTGCCTCTGGAAAGTCGTTGATGATATATTCGATTGTCCGATATTACGTTGAGAAAGG